CTCCAAAGCTCGATCATTGCCTATGATTCTAGCGGAGTAATCCGTTAGTTTCCTCTAGGTTCTGATTTTGCTTGAAGACCTCTCTAGGGCACGTCATTACCGCCCTCTTTACCGCTTCATTAGGAGTTTCTCATGTCTCGTTACGGTACTTGGCCACAGCGTGAGCTCTTTGTATATACTACGTACAGAGATGCTTACAACCCTCCGTTGTCCACTGTTAGCATACAAAACTATAGTATGCCAAACAAGGTTCGACTTGGGTCTGCTGTTCCAAACTACCGTTATAAGATTGAGAATGGTCTTTCTGCTACCAGCGCTTTCACTGGACAGAAACACCAATGGGTCTATCGTAAGAAGGGAAGCGCCATATTGGTGCAACAGCAGTCCCCTCCGTTGGAGCCACGAGCACTTACGTGGTCTGCATCGGGGTGGCTTGCTATTCCCCCTTACTATACTAGCCCCGTATTCCTAACTGATCCGACTAAGGCCGACAATGCCGCCAAAGCTAAGCTATACAAAGCGATTAAGGCACAACAGGTCAAAATGACTGGTGGTGTCTTTCTCGGTGAGTTAGCTCAGACTGTTCGGCTAATCAAGAATCCTGCTCTCGCCTTACGCGAAGGTTTGGGTGACTATTTGACCACTCTCCACAAAAGGAAGAGGGGTCGTCATACCAAATCTTCACTGCGGAAGACGGCGGCAGATACTTGGTTAGAGTACGTTTTCGGTTGGACCCCACTCATTAATGATGTCGAGGATGCCTACAAAGCATATCGCCATCTTATTGATAAGATCTCATCTGAACGCGTACAAGTTCGTGCCGAAGAGGAGAAGATTTATTATCAATCCATCTTCGGGAGTAGCCACGCCGAAAAGCTATATTTTCTCAGTCATCTGTTAGTAACTCAGAAGATAGAGTCAATATGGACAGCTGGTTTAAAGGCTGTAGCTCAAGGTGGAGCAGCCCAGAATCCGTCGGCTATAACTACCTTTGGCTTAAATGCCAGGGAATTTATACCAACGGCCTGGGAGCTTATACCTTGGTCCTTCGTCGTGGATTACTTTACGAACGTCGGAGACATCATCTCAGCAGCGTGCACAGACACATCTTCGGTAACTTGGTTGTCCCGGACGATCAGAAAAACATTCACCCAAAAGGTGACATGTGGATTTGACTCGAAAAGGACTAAAGACCTTGCGACCGGAGCTTATGTCAAGCCCACTGACTGCGATGGTGACGGCGGACGTTATCAGCTCGATATCGTGAATGTTGATAGGTCTGTACCTGTCCTTTCTTTACCATCGTTTATGGTAAGATGGCCAGGAGGAGGATCCACAAAATGGATCAACCTAGCAGCTCTAGCAGCATCACATAAAAAGCTGACTCCTTACTTCTCTTGAAGTTAACCTGTTTTACTTTTCTCCTTAAATGGAGCCGGAGTAGTTATGGCTTTCGCCCTAACGTCCCCAATTACGGGGGCTGCCCAGACGGGCTTTACCTCACCTACCTATACACACGTCGCTGACGTGGCACCAGATGCGAACGGCAAGCAAGTCGCCGTCACCGCACTTGGTGGCACCCAGACGGGAGCGTCTGTGCATTCAGTTGCACAGCCGTTCACGTTGACGTTTGTGAAACCCAAGATCTTGCGTGGCTTGGGTAAACCAAATCCGGTGACGGGTTTGGTCGGTAGTGTGCCTCGGAACGTCTACAAACTCATCACTCGCAAAGGGGTATTACCCCTCGCGGGCCAGCCGTACACCAATATGCTCGTAACAACGATCATAGAGGTTCCGGCTGGGAGTGACCTAGCCGATCCGAACAACATCAGGGCTGCGCTTTCGGCACACATCGGTGCTCTGACCCAGCAAAGTGCTGGAATCGGAGATACCGGCGTCTCGGGCATCATGTGATGAGCCATTTGGCAAAGGTGTTGTTTCCGATGTCAAAAGGTCAACCATGGTGGAAGATCGCGATTTCGCAGATCTTACGAGGCTTCTTAAGCTCCTTGAACGGAAAGCCAACAAACAAGTAACGCAGTTCGTTGGTATCTCCGTGTTTCAACGTCGAAGGGCTGTGATTAAGTTTCGTTCTGCTCTCCATACGTTTGTTTACAAGCGTACGGGGGGTCGAGTGACATTTTCTCACACTCTTCTTCGTCGATACAAGGCGCTATAGAAGTGTACCTAGCAACTTGATGGAGGTAAAGTCTTATGGGCCCTTGCCCTCGCGCTCTTTACTCTCTCCTCTCCCTTGATCTAGCGGATTATTTTCCTACGCTGAAGCTCTCTCAACTCGATAGTTCTGAGAAGATTGAGCCTTGGCCTGGAATTAGTCCGAAACAGGTTAAGTGTCTCCAACTCAGGTCTTCTATCCTCAAGAAATACGAGGGTAATAAGGCTCCCGACGCGGATTCGCTTGCCCTGGATAAGTTCCTTGAATCTAACTCACGATGTGAGCGATTCTCCTTACAAGAGGCGTCCTCGGCGATCGAAGAAATTGCGATCAATGAGGCCAAAGTTGTCTTCCAAGACTTCTTTGAAAGTTACTTCGGAGGCTATTGGCTTACACCCGAAAGGGTGTCTGCTGGTATGCTACCGGGGCCTGGCGCTTCTATAAAGGCTACAGGTGACAGCTTCTATCATAAAATAGCAGCCTCACCTATGACAGGGACTTCTAGATCTCTCTTCCTCCTTTACCGGAGGGAAGCGGCGAAGTATTCCCTTTGGGATGAGACCGAAAAGATCCGGTCTGACCATTTGGGTTCTTATGTCGCTGTGAGAGGTAACGCTTTAAGTTTCGTTCCTAAGACCTCTGAAATTTCGAGGACCATCTGCACTGAGCCTCTACTGAACATGTTGGTTCAGAAGGGGATCGGGGCTGCGTTCGAAGAGGAACTGAAAAAGAGGTTTGGTATAGACCTCTCGATTCAGCCTTCTAAGAATCAGCTTCTTGCGCTCAAGGGAAGTTTAGAAGGAACGTATGGGACAATTGATTTGTCTTGTGCGTCCGACTCTATTTCACTTAAGCTCCTCGAGGCTATTTGTCCATCTTATATCTTAGGATGGCTCAAAGAATCTCGTTCGCCGATTACCAAGCTTCCAAACGGAAGCGAGGTTGCTCTGCACATGGTGTCGTCTATGGGTAATGCTTTTACATTTCCCCTCCAGACGATCCTGTTTAGCTCAATTGTCATTGGTGTTTACAAAGCCTTAGATATTAAGGTATGTAAACCCCGCGGTAAACGGCTTGGCAACTTTGCTGTATTCGGTGACGACATAATAGTACGCCGAGAGGCGTACGATCTTGTTGTTCGCTGTCTACAGCTTTGGGGCTTCGTCGTGAACGCTGACAAGAGCTTCAACAATGGGCCCTTCAGAGAATCCTGCGGAGCCGATTTTTGGCTCGGGCATAATGTTCGCGGTGTATACTGCAAAACATTATGTACCAAGCAGGATACATACTCTCTCATCAACAGACTCAACGATTGGTCAGCTGAGAACGAGGTACCTCTCCTCAATACTATCCAGTATCTCTTGGAACACGTGAAGTTTCTTCCCGTGCCTCCTTGGGATTCTGACATAGCTGGGGTTAAGGTTCCCTTGAACTTTGCTGCTCCTTTGTTTAGAGATCGCAACACGGGGTCGATACTGTATTTCCGGTATCAACCACGTCAAGCTAAAATCTCTTTACTTAACGTTGGGTTGCAGAGTAGGATTCCGAGGAGCAAAGCATTGCACAATGCTCCAGGGATCCTTCTAACTGCTGTTGCGGGGTATGTAAGGGACGGCGCGATCATTGAAAGACAACGTCGCGTGTCTTATTTTAGACGAGCCGCCATTAGTCCATGTTGGGACTATTGGGACTCGCTGTCAAGCAGATTAAGCTTGGCAGGGTGGCATAGGTGGGTAACCATCTATGCCGCGTTGAACCTGGGGAAGGTTTAACGCAGACCCGGGGGTGAAGTAATCCCCCACCTCGGAATGCAAAGCATGAGCCTC